GATGCTGGCACAGGGGTAGTAAAACTTAAATCCCTGGAGGGGCTCAGTGAAGTTATGTAGTGTATGCGATACATCATTTAAACCTAAAGTAACTTATCAGATTTACTGCGGGAAAGATTGTAGAGATATTGCAACTAGAGAAAAGATTGTAGAAAGATATAATGTTACAAAAAGACAGAAGCGAAAAGGTAAAAAGCGCTTATGTCTTGGCGGTTGTGCACAAGAACTTTCTATATATAACGACTCTGGATTTTGTTCAAACTGTAATGTTAGTGAAAAAGCAGTTGCAAAAATGCTAAAAGAATTGAAAGGTTATATTGAATATGAGCAAGACTAAATGGGGGGCAGAAGCACAGCCAAAAACTATTTGTGCTATTGATGCTAGTACTAATAGTCTTGCCTTTGCTTTGTTTGTTGGCAATGAACTTGAAAGCATTGGAAAAATTTATTTTGAGGGAAATAATATCTATGAAAAAGTTATGGATGCTGGCAAAAAAGTAAAATCCTTTTTTGATATTTATGGTGGTTTTGAAGCAATAGTTATTGAACATACAGTATTTATGAATAGCCCCAAGACTGCTGCTGACCTTGCATTAGTTCAGGGTGCAATTCTTGGATCAGCAGGACAATCTGGAACTAAAATAATTGGCAGAGTTTCTCCAATTACTTGGCAAATTTTTATGGGTAATGGGAAAATATCTAAAGAAGAACAGTTACTAATACGATCTCAAAATCCTGGAAAGTCTGATTCATACTACAAGGCTCACGAAAGAATGCTTCGTAAAGAAAGAACAATTAAGTTTATTAATATTAATTATGATAGAACAATTACAGACAATGATGTTGCAGATGCTTGTGGAATTGGTCATTGGGCTGTAAAAAATTGGGATAAGGCAATAGGAGATAATAAGTAATGCCAGAGTTAAATGCAAACATACCACCAATTGAATGCTATGTTCGTGGTAATTTTTTAAGAGACCAAGAAGATAGCCATGATCAATATTTTCCATGCGTTATTTTTGGAGTATCAAGTATTAAGGCAAGAAGTCCACTATTTCATTTTATGATGGAAGATGGTGGTATTTGGTGGAGAATGCCTATTAATGCATTTTGTACAAAGCCAGGAGTTCCAGAAGAGCCAATTCATAATCTTGTTTTATGGAATTCTTTTAGTCCACATGTTTCAGTTACAAAATTTCAAGCATTAAGTAATATGAGAATGTCTTACATTGACAGAAACAAAACAAATGTTCCTGGAACATATTTATTTACACTTGACTGGCATAGCCCAGAAACAAATATTTTAGATGATGGATACTCTGAAAATCCAGGTCAACATAAGTGCGGTCACGTTATTCAAAGAGATGATGGCAATTTTGCGGTACAGCCAAATAATCGGGTAAGAATAAAGGAGCCATCCTTTGTAACAAAGAAAGATTTAGTAATACAAAGACTCATTAATACAAATAAGTGGGATGTTGAGAGTTACGATAAGTGGATTCTTGAGGACTCAAACGCCTATAATTATGATGTTCTAGACTCTGAGGTTGACAAATAACATCATGGCTGCTAAACTATATACATCAGAAGTCTATATGCGTAAGCGGTATCTTATGGATAAGAAGACTCCAGAAGAGATCGCAAAGGAGTGCGGAGCCAGTGTTGAGACTATCTACGTATACCTTGCTAAATTTGGATTAAGGAAATCTAAAAGATGAAAAAGATTAAGTACCTTATGTTTGTATTATCGTTAGTAACTGCAGTAGGATTTGCAACTGCAATCTCTGCACTTAAAAATATTCCAGAATCTTTTGACTGGAACCTAGAGGAAGATGAAGATGAAAATTATTAAACATTTTGTAGATGTTGCAAAGGCACTTACACAAAGACTATTTTGTAAGCATACAGAGTCTTCAATATCATCTTGCCCATTTACTGGGAGAACATATACCACATGCTTAAATTGTTTTAAAAGATTAAAAGTTGAGGTAACTCCTTGAGTGATAACCTGCATATTACTGTTGATCAGGTAAACCACCCTGTTCATTACACATCAGATCCTTCTGGGGTTGAATGTATTCAAATTACTAGACATAGAAACTTTAATGTTGGTAATGCATTCAAATATTTATGGAGAGCAGGGCTTAAAGATGAAGCAAAAACAATTCAAGATTTAGAAAAAGCCATTTTCTATATTAAAGATGAAATAAATAGATTAGAGGGAAAGTATGTCAAGTGAGGCAGAACTTATTCAACACCTTGATGAAGTTAATCAAGTAGTTACGGAATACCTTAAGGGTAATGACCCTACAGTTATATCTAAAGAACTAGATATTCCACGAACCCGTGTTGTATCTTTAATTAACGAGTGGAAGGTTATGGCATCTGCTAATGATGCAATCCGTGCTCGTGCTAAAGAGGCTTTGGTTGGAGCAGATACACACTATACAAAATTAATTACAAAGGCTTACGAAGTTATTGATGAGGCAAGCCTATCAACAAACCTTACAGCCAAGACTGCTGGAATTAAATTAGTATTAGATATTGAGTCAAGAAGAATTGACATGCTTCAAAAGGCAGGTCTTCTTGAGAACAAAGAACTTGCAGAAGAGATGATTGAAATTGAAAGACGACAAGAAGTTCTTGTTGGAATCCTACGAGATATTGCTTCAGAGCATCCAGAAGTCCGTGATATTATTATGAAGAGGCTTTCTGCTATTGCAAAAGAAGGAGAAGTGATTACTGTTGTCCACGATGTTCAATGATTTTCTTGAGGTATTAAAAGAAAATCACTTTGTTGAAACCCCAGTTGATGTAAAGACGTTTGTCCAGTCACCTGACTATCTTGGTCAACCACTTTTATCTGACATTCAATACGAAATTGTTGAGGCAATGAGTCAGATCTATCGTAAAGAAGATTTGATAGACATCATGGGAGATGTTGAAGGAACTAAACACTTTAATAAATACACCAAAAATGAATTAATCCTTCAACTTGGCAAGGGTAGCGGAAAAGACTTTATCTCAACAGTAGCATGTGCATATGTAGTATATAAACTATTATGTCTTAAAGACCCTGCAATTTATTATGGCAAGCCTGCAGGAGATGCTATTGATATTATTAACGTTGCTGTTAACGCACAGCAGGCAAAGAACGTTTTCTTTAAAGGTTTTAAAACAAAGATTGAAAAGTCACCTTGGTTTGCTGGAAAATATAATGCAAAGGCTGACTCAATTGAGTTTGATAAAGCAATTACTGTTTACTCTGGACACTCAGAAAGAGAATCTCATGAGGGTTTGAACTTACTTATGGCAGTGCTTGATGAAATTTCTGGTTTTGCAAGTGAAGTTATATCTGGAAATGAGCAAGGAAAGACTGCTGATAACATTTACAAAGCATTCCGTGGAACAGTAGACTCTCGTTTTCCAGACCTTGGAAAGGTTGTTTTGCTTTCATTCCCACGATATCAAGGTGACTTTATTTCTCAACGATACGAATCTGTCATTGCTGACAAAGAAACTATTGAAAGAACACATACATTTATTATGAATGAAGATTTACCCCACGAAGATCCAGGAAATCAATTTCAAATCTCGTGGGATGAAGATAACATTCTTCAATACAAAATTCCAAGGGTATATGCATTTAAAAGACCTACATGGGAAGTAAACCCAACCCGTAAGATAGAAGACTTTAAACTAGCATTCTATACTGACCTTGGTGATGCCATGATGCGTTTTGCATGTATGCCAACATACTCATCTGATGCTTTCTTTAAACAGATTGACAAGGTTGAGAAGTGTATGAACACTAGAAACCCACTAGATTCATTTAGAAGGTTTGATGAAACCTTTGTACCAGACCCAGAAAAAACATATTATATTCATGCTGACCTTGCACAAAAGCACGATAAATGTGCGGTAGCAATTGCTCACGTAGATAAGTGGGTAAATATTCAGGTAATTAAAGACTACGAACAAGTAGCACCAATAGTTGTAGTAGATGCAGTGGCATGGTGGGAGCCAAGAGCAGAGGGCCCAGTTAATCTATCTGAAGTTAAGCAATGGATTATGAACCTTCGCAGACAAGGTTTTAATATTGGTATGGTCTCATTTGACCGTTGGCAATCATTTGATATTCAAAATGAACTGCAGGCTGTTGGAATTAGAACTGAGACAGTATCTGTTGCTAAGAAGCACTATGAAGATCTGGCTATGATGATTTATGAAGAGCGTGTTTCTATTCCAAGAATCCCTATCCTATTAGAAGAAATGTCAGAACTTAAAATCATGAAGGGTAATCGTGTAGATCACCCCCGCAAAAAATCTAAAGACCTTGCAGATGCCGTAACTGGTGCGGTATTTGGAGCAATATCACATACACCAAAGAATAATAATACTGAGATAGATGTCCATACTTGGTCTTCTTCTGCACGACTTGCAGAGAAAGACAAGGGTATGGTAGAATTAGATAATCGGAAAATGCCTGACGATGTTAGGGATTTTTTAGATGGTTTTAATTTAATTTAACTTTCTGGTCATTAGATCAGATAAAACTAACAAGGAGAAGGAATGAATTCATTTAAGAAGATTGCCCTTGCCGTGGCTGCAGCCATGACTTTGGGAACAGTCGCAGCAGCGCCTGCTAATGCTAACACTATGTCGGTTGTAGCAACAACATGGAAAGCATCGCTATCGCCTGCAGATTATGATGCTCCAGCAACTGTTGGCACATCACTAACAACTGCAATCGTACGTCCAGTACCTGCAGACAATACAATTGACAACACAGATGTTGTTCGATTGGTAGCAACAGTTACTGCTGGAACAAGCGTAACTGCAACTGCTACAAACGCAACAATCGTTTCAGCATTGCACTCAACTGCTGCACCAGTAGGAGCATCGTCAGGATCATCATCTTTGACAGTTGCAACTGGCACAGGAACAACTGCAACATTTTTTGTTTACACAAAGACAACAGCAATCGGAACAGTTGTAATTACAAATGGTCCAGTAACAGTTACATATTATGTACAAGGTACTGCTGGTCTAATTAACAACCTAACAGTTTCTGCTCCTGCTTCAGGGGCTGCTGGAACAAAGCAAGATGTTCTTGTTACAGCAACAGACGTATTTGGAAACAAGGTTTCTGGTAAGTCACTTACTGCAACAGTGTTTGCTGCAACAGCAGTCATGGATACAGCAACAGCAACAACTGGCGCTACACTTTCAGATTTTGGAGTAGCAACATTTAAGGCAACACTTCCAGCAACTGGAAATCGTTCACTTATTATGTTTGCTCCAACTACTGCTGGAGATGCAACAACTGCTGATGTAGTAGGTCTAACTGCTCGCACACTTGCACCATTTGCAGAAATTGCAGTTCGTGATCTAGCATCAGAACTTGCTGCTCAGGTTGCTGCCAAGGATGCAGCACTTGCTGCTAAGGCTGTGGCGGATGCTGCAGTTCTAAAGGCTGCTGCAGATGCAGTTGCTGCTAAGACTGCTTCAGATGCTGCACTTGCAGCAGAGAAGGCTGCTTCTACTAAGGCACTTGCAGATGCAAAGGTTGCTTCAGATGCAGCACTTGCTGAAGCAGTTAAGGTAGAGACAGATAAGGCTGCTGCTGCTAAGGTAGCATCAGATGCTGCTCTACTTGCTAAGGATGCACAGATTGCTAAGTTAACAGCAGATAATGCTGCAGCAATTAAGTCTATGAAGGCTGCATTTAACAAGTTGGCTACTCAGTGGAACAAGAAGAATCCAAAGGCTAAGGTTACTCTAGTTAAGTAATCAATACTTAAAAGTTTGGGAGTCAGGAAACTGGCTCCCTTTCTTTTTGCCCTTATGTCTAATTGAATAATTTGATATAATAGGCAAGAGGAGAGTCCACCACTTGAAAAAACTCTTGCGTATATTTACAGTTTCTACCCTTGCCTTTGCTTGGCTTCTAATAGCCCCTACAGAGGCTAATTCTGACGACCCCTTAACAGTTGCAGCCCAAGAAATACAAGAACTCAATAGCGAAGTAAATAGTCTTGTCTACCAGGATGACTTTATAGATCTTATAGACATAGCAGAAAATAAGTTTGCCTATGCCAAAAATGCGATGGAACTCAGAGATGATGCATATTATGCCCACGAAGATGCAGTAGAAGCAGAAGCGACAGCCTTAGAAGAAAAGAACCTTGCCCAGTCAAACATAGATGGGCAGACAGTCACAGTAGGCACAGCGCTTCAAAATAAAAATAATGCCCTTTTAGAAAAAAATAATGCTCAAAATGCTCTTAATATAGCAAACATAAATGTTCAAACCACACAGTCTAATATGCAGGCTGCTGGAGGAACAGGTTTGGCATACACTGTTTATACTCTTGTTAGACAGGGTAATGTTGCTACCACAGGATCTGTGCTTTGTTCTGGCACCTGGAACTCAAGCCACATGCAACTACCAGTTTGTGGTAACAGATACGAAAACTTTATAGTTAAGTTCACTGGTCAAATAACAGTACCGTCTTGGTTCACATCAA